TCGAAGTAATCCTCGATATCGTCCCGCTCATTTACCCGGTAAGTGAAGCGGAAATTCTCGAATGGGACGCCGAAAAGGCGTTGCGCCGCTACGACATAGCGATCACTCGCCTTGGCGTGAAACAGGAGTAGAGCGGCAATGGCAGAGAACAGATATGCGCTCACATACGCCGGTGAGAGCGGCAATACAACGGGCGGATTTACGCTGCCCGACAACCTCGGAAAACCGCTGCAGGATTTGAACGTCACGTTGGCGTTGGCAAGCGTGGATATTCGTTTGCTGACTCAAGAGCAGATCAAGCTGCGTGAGTTACTGGTCAGCCAGCAGTCGTTGTTCAAGGCTGGCGCTGCAGCCCCTGCTGCAAGCGCTGAGCCGAAGTCCAAACTCAAGGCCGAGATCGAGCAGCGTCCGCCGCCCAAACTCATGCAGCCGGCGATGGCCAACGAGACTGCGCTGGTTGAACTCAATCAGTTGCTCAAGATGAGCAACGACCAGCTGCAAACGCATTCACAGAACACTCTGGAACTGGCCAGCGAGAAACCGGTGGCGGCCAGTGGTGCAACCAACGCTGACCTATTGCAAGTTCAAGTCGCCGGAGCACGATCCGGTATTGCCGATGGCGCCAAGGGTGACCAACGGGCGAACGAGCTGAAGTGGTTCTCCCGTGATGCCGCGATCAACGCATCGGCCTTCAGGGTGGACGTCAAAACGGCTGGCGAGATGTTGGCGGCCTGGCGTTCGTCGCTGAAGCTGGATCGCTATCAGAGCCAGGATCTGGCCGATGCGACGAGCTATCTCGGCAACAGTGGCCTGGATGCCAAGGCAGCCGACATCGGTTCGGTCGTGCAACGCTCCGGCGAGACCGCAATCACTGCCGGCATGACCCCGGAACAGGTGGCCGCGTTTGCGGCGGCACTGCTCAACAGTGGCGCAGACAAGGAGGGCGCCAGTGCCGCGCTGAAGGGCATCACATCGGTGCTGGCGAAGGGCGCAGATGCATCGACGGAGCAACGTACGGCTCTGAGCCAGTTAGGGTTGAATCCCGAATCGTTGGCAGGAGAGATGCGCAAGGACGCTCCCGCTGCCATCAACTCGGTGCTTGCTGCGCTCAATAAACAACCGCTGCAAGAACGGGCAGCACTGACGAAGACGCTGTTTGGCGAAAACGACGTCAGAGTTCTTGAACTGCTGAAGAAACCAGAGGATGTAAAAAACGCATTCTCCCAAGTGGCCGACAAGCGCAAATATGCGACGTCGGAACTTGGCGCCGATTCGGGTGCAGCCGCGAAATCCGCCGAGGCGTTTGGCAATACGTCGCAAGGGCGTTGGAATTCGCTGGATGCGAGTCTCACCCGATTGTCGACGGCATTTGGCACGGCACTGGCGCCGTTGGCCGATGGTGCCGCAGTGGTGCTCACCGCGCTGGCCAATGGCGTGAGTACTGCGGCGGAGGCTTTTCCGGCGCTTACTGCAGGATTGGTTCTGCTTGGTGCCGCAGCCCTTCCATTTGTGGGAGGCGCGCTGAAAACCGGCGTTGCTTCAGTCCTCGACACCGTTTCTGCGAAGCTGTTGCGTCTGGCGACGACGCGACTCCCCCCCGATATTGCTGATGCCATCGTCGGTGACGATGTCTCTGATGGCGGGAGAAAAAACAAACGATCGGGTAGTCGATCGGGCCGACCCTCGCAGGCCAGAACATCGGCGCGCACGACAGTTCCACGTGCCAGTGGGAGCAGTCGTTTGGGGGGGCTCACGGCTAAGGTCGCGCCTCTGTTCGATGACATCAAAATGGGCTTCAAACTGTTCGCCGATCGCCTGGGCAACAGCGAGATGACATCGCGACTCAAAGGGCCAGTTGCCAAGCTTATGCCCTTGGTCGAAAGCGTCGGCGCCAAGGTCATGCCCAAAATCGCCCAAGCGCTGCCGGCGGTAAAACTGGGAGCGCCGCTGGCCATTGCGCACGCGGCCTATACCGGACTGAAAGGTTGGCGCGAAGGCGATGACCAAGCGGTCAAAGGTGCCGCCGGCGAGTTGGCCGGCACTGCCATTGGCGCCACGATCGGTACTTTCATTGCGCCCGGTATTGGGACATTCATCGGTGGGACTCTGGGCGGAATGCTCGGTTCGTACGTCGGTGAACAATGGGGCAAGCCTGCCGAGGACAAACTCGCGCCTCCCGCGCAAGTGGCCAAGGACCTGAGCAACGCTCAGACGCAAAACCAGCAGATCACCTATGCACCGTCGATTCAGATCAGCGGCAGTGAAATAGCCAGTTCCGAAAAGGTGGGTGCAGTGATCTCGCAAGTCATGCAAAACCATTTCAACGGTCAGTTCATGACCTCGATGAGTGCCAATCCCCTCGCCACCCGCCGTGACGCAGCCCTGACCGATGGAGTCGCCTGATGAAACAACAAATGGCATTAGGCAGCTTCATCTTCGGCCTCTCGCGCCAATTTGCGTACCACTCGCTATTGCGCAAGTCCGATGGCGGCTGGACGGAAATACAGATTCTCACCAGCAAACCGAAATCCAGCCAGACCGGCCAGAAAGCGGAAACCCTGACCATCACCGGCAAATCGATGTACGCCGTGGCCATGGATCGGCTGGATGAACTGCGCGCCTTGCAGGCGCTGCGTATCCCGCTGCCGTTGATTGACGGCATTGGTCGCAATTGGGGTCTATGGCGGATCAACAGCGTTCAGGAAACCCAAAGCCAGGTCATCGATGACGGCACGGCGATGGTGGTTGATTGGGTCATCGAATTGGCGGAGTTCAACAATGCGTAAGGTTCGAAGCGTGGCCGGTGATTCGGTAAATCTGCTGCTCTACCGCGAAACCGGGCGCAGTGATGACGTCGCTGAAGAAGCCCTGTGGAAACTCAATCCGACCCTGGCCGAGCACGGCCCGATCCTGCCTGCGGGTATCTGGGTCGCGTTGCCTGAACTCGACAGCAAAGCCGCCGCGATCAAAGCGCTCACGGCCTGGGATTAAGGAGGTTGTATGGCATTGGGTTATACCCCGGTCGTGCAGATTTATGGCGCAAACGCGGATCTGCTCAACCAGCGTCTGATCAGTTGGGAGCACATTGATGCCGCCGGTATCGAGTCGGATCAACTGACCCTGACCATTGATCTGGAAGGTCTCGAAGGGCTGCCAAATCTGGGCGGGAAAATCGGCCTGCTGGTGGGTTACCTGGAAATGGAAGAGATGGTCGACAAGGGCCAGTTCAAAGTCACTCGCCTGACGCCGACGCTGTTTCCGTTTCGCCTGACCCTGGTGGCCACTGCAGCGCCGTTCAGCAAGGATGATGAGACCGGCTTCAAGCAGCGCCGCACCGCCAGTCATGGACCGACGACGCTCGGTCAATTGTTTAGCAAACTGGTGTCGCAGCACGGTTTTTCATCGCGTGTTGCTGCGGACGTGTCGATGATCAGGATCGCCCACGTCGACCAGTCCAATGAAACTGACATGGGCTTTCTGACGCGGCTGGCAAAGAAGTACAACCTGGTCGCCAAACCTTATGGCGATGCGTATGTGCTGGCGCGGCCTGGGCAGATCAAATCCATCTCGGGGCAGAAACTGCAGGATGTGACGTTGTCGGTCACCCACGACAATCGTCCCGGCGATCACGCCTTCATCAGCGCCACGCTGGAAGAGGCCGCCCGCGAACAGGCCAAGGGCTGCAAGACCTGTTTTGTCGATGCTGTTACAGGCGTTTTGCATTGGGTCGAGACGGGACTTGCGCCGTTCAAGACCATCCGCCAGAAGCAACCCAATGAAGCGGATGCCATCGCCGTCGGTGAGGGCGAAGTGCGTAAAATGCTCCGGCAAAAGTACAAGGTGAAGATCACCTGCCCCGGCGATCCGCGACTGGCAGCCGAAGGGCTGGTGCTGCTCGATGACTCCTGGCCGGACTTCATGCGCGGGCGCTGGTCGATCGACAAGGTCACCGCCAGCGGCAATCGCGAGAACAGCTATCGCTGCCTGATCGATGCCAGCGGCCTCGATGCAAAGGCTGAAGACTGATCTCTCAATACCAAAAATCCCTTGTAGGAGTGAGCCTGCTCGCGATTGCGGTGTGTCAGTCACCATCGATTCTGACTGCAAGTCCGCTATCGCGAGCAGGCTCACTCCTACATGAGTCCTGCGCCATTCTCATCATTCTGGAACACCCCCCATGAAGATCACCCCGATCCTCACGCAACTGCGTGGGCAATGCCCTGGCCTTGCCAATCACATTTCGGCGGGTGTCGACCTGGCGCTGCTACAAGGCAACCCGGATCTGCCGACACCCTCGGCCCACGTGCTGCCTCTGGCCGACTTGGCGAGTGAAAGCACCACCCAAAACCTCATCACCCAACCGATCCGCGACCGCTTCGAAATCGTCCTGGCGCTTGACGCCACTGACGCTACAAAAGCGCTGGATCTGTTGCACGACCTGCGCGCCGAACTGTGGCGCGCAGTGGTGGGGTTCAAGCCCGATTCCGACTACAGCGCCATCGTTTACGACGGCGGCGAACTGGTCTCGATCAACAGCAGCCGCGCCTTCTACCGGCTGCGCTTTTTTGCCGAGTTCCAGCTCGGCCGCAATCTGCCAAGTCAGCCT